CTGAACCATTCGTGATAGTAATACCAGTGCCAGCAGTCAGTGTGGCTTTAGTCAGCGTGTTGCCTGTAGAGTTACCAATCAGCAATTGACCATCGGTATAAGATATCTGCCCTGTACCACCGTTAGCTACTGCAAGTGTGCCAGCTAATGTGATAGTGCCTGATGTAGTGATTGGGCCACCGCTTGTGGTCAATCCAGTAGTTCCACCAGACACAGCAACAGAAGTTACTGTACCGCCTGTACCAGTTGCAGATAGCGTGCCGCCTGCAAAGGTGACGCCCGTACCGATGGTAACATTACTGAACCCACCTGTACCGTTACCGTAAAGAATCGAGGTTCCAGTAGTACCAGATGCTGAAGCGTTCGACGCTAGTAACTTTACTGTACCTGCAGCGTTCTTAAAATATAGCTTCTCATCAGTAGTGTTAAGCGCCAGCTCACCCGCAACGAGGCTGCCAGATGATGGAACGGCTGTAGCCGTCGTGCTGTAGTACAGCGATATGGGTGTAAAACCTGCGGCCGCCATTAGAATGTTCCTCCGAATATGCCCGTAGTGGCAGTTACAGTTGAGAAATTACCCGTAGATATTGTCGTCACCCCGATAGGTGTACCGTCAATATTGCCACCAGTAATCGCTACGGTGTTCGCGTTTTGCGTGGACATTGTACCAAGTCCCGTGATCGCCGAGCTAGGTATAGTCGTAGATGCGGTAAACGCTGATGTGCCATTACCGTATAAATAACCCGACAGCGTCGTGGCACCCGATCCACCATTGGCTACTGGTAAAGCCGTACCAGACAAGCTCACGGCCAGCGTGCCACTTGTTGTGATCGGGGATCCAGTAACCGACAAGAATGAGGGTACGGTCATAGCAACCGATGTCACGGTACCGCCAGCGGCAGGAGTCGCTGAAATCGTAATGCCGCCAGATGTATTGGTGATGCTAACGTTCGTACCCGCAGTCAAATTGGCCAGCGTATAGCCTGTACCGTTACCGATAGCGAGTTGACCGTTTGTAGGCGTAGCCGTTAAGCCTGTGCCGCCGTATGCAGTTCCGATAGCCGTAGCGTTCCAAGTTCCTGCTGTAAGCGTACCTATACCCGTGATACCGGTATAAGAGCCGCTCAAACGACCCGTAGGTAGCGTGCCTGAAGTTATGTTTGCTGCGTTTGTCGTGTCAGTAGTAGCCGATGGGGCTAAACCTGATACAGCGCCAGCGGCGATAGCGATTGCGGTGTTTGTAACCGAAGTCAGCTGGCCTTGCGCGTTTACAGCCAAAACTGGTACTTGGGATGCTGAACCGTAAGTCCCAGCAGTCACGGCAGTGTTGGCAATGTTGAACGTGTAGGCAGGTGACTCATTTAGACCCGTGCCAGCGGCGTACGTCAAAGGCGCACCGAACTGAGTAAATACGATTGCTGTTGTACCTACAGTGATTGGTAGCGGAGTCTGCTGTACCCAAGACGTGTTAGCTTGTGTTGTACCTGCTGTAATTAAGAAGAAGTCACCCTGATCGATCTTGTCTACGCCTGTACCTGCCGTATCAAAGTCAGTAGCACGAGTCAGGATGTATGGAGCACCAGCAGAACCAGTCTGCGTGACCGTGTACACGCCAGTGTTCGCCTGCGTAACTTCGTTCTTAACCAAGATACGATTGCCAACAACAACAGCCACGCTGTCAACGCTTAAAGCGCCGTTGGCGTTTGCAGTTAAAGTTGCCCCTACACCAGAAGCGCCATTGTTGTATGTATTCGCTGGGAGTGCAGTGGTTGTTGCTAAACGGCATGACTGGTGAAAGTTAATACCTGAAGCAATAGCATCAGCGTATTCTTTATTAACAATGTCACTGCCAGTTGTTGGCGCAGTGGTAATTGTTCCTGTGGTCATTGCCACAGAAGTAAACGTACCCGCCGCCGCAGTTCCTGCACCGATTGTCGTGCTGTTGATCGTGCTACCAGTGATTGTCGCGCCTGCAATCGTTCCGCCCGTGATTGCCACGGCGGTTGCATTCTGGGTAGACATCGTACCCAAACCAGAAACGTCAGTATTAGGGATAGTGGCGCTTGCTGTCATAGCAGTCGTACCCGTACCTTTGACGTAACCAGTCAAGGTATTTGCACCAGTACCGCCGTTGGCTACGTTGAGTACGCCGCCAAGAGTGACGGCTCCGCTACTTGCAGCAGAGGGTGTAAGTCCGGTAGAACCAGCGCTAAACGTAGAAACACCGCCAGCTAAACTGAAAGAATTCCAAGCGCCATTAGCATAGCCTTCAAAGACTTGGGAGTCGCTGTTGTAGCGGATTTGACCGCTAGAACCTGCAGGTTTCTGCGCTGTAGATCCTACTGGTACAGTGATAGCCCCTGTTCCGGGAAATATAGCATTGCTAACGATACTGATCGTTGGATCAGCACTTGCGCCATCGCCGTTGGCTACATTGATTTGATTAGCAGTTCCAGTAATGATGCGACCGGAAACTGAAGTACCCCCTGCCGTCAGAGCTAGCATACCCGTACCAGACAAGTTTGCCATTGCCGCAGCGATACCTGTCAACTGGAAAGTTGGGTTAGCTCCAGTGCCGTCAGCGTTAGAAACGCTCAACCCCGCGCCCGAGGTGGCTAACTGACGCGCCGTGACCGTTGTACTGCTCGTTTTGACAATGATCCCTCCCCCCGCTGCCTCAAGGCTTCCAGCAGCGCCATTTAAGCTGAGCCGGTAAAACGATTGAGCGCCGCCGTCTGTCAAACCGAGTCCGGTTGTAGTAGACAAGTAGCGGCTGTTTGGAAGTTGCGGAGTCTGTATCAGCGTCAGGTACTGATATATCTGTGAAGGTGACGCCGCAATGGCTCCTGTAGTTGTCTGTACGGTCTGCCCGTTCTGAACAATGGGTACTGACTCTGTGCCTGTGATTGCACCAGCTGCTGGGAGTTGCGTTATCTGTACTTGTGCTGAAGGCATATTACGGACTCAATATGTCAAGGTTTCCATTATCTTCTGGTGTTTGCGTGTTTTGCTGCGTAGAAATGATATACGCGCCGTTTGGATCTGTAACCAAGTTACGGTCAGTGTCCGCCACGGAAACATCAGGGCGAGGAAAACGGAGTTGAATCCGTTCGGTTTGTCTAGCCGGTAAGCGGTAAGGGTCTAGCTGGTCAGCGCAACCCTGATCACACACTTGCAAGCCAGGAAAATTAGGGTCAGAACGCATTACCGAGTGGGCACGCTTCATCTTGCACCGATCGCAAACTGCGATAGCGATATCAGAGTATCCTAGGGTGTCAAGAAAGCGTGGCATACCCTTATTTTAACTCTAATTATCGAGAGTAAACGGATATGTTCGGAGCCCAGTAAATTGGTGACTTATCGCGTTCTTCTTGCTCAGCTTGATAGAGGTACTTCTCAGCTTGAGCTTCAAGATACGTAATACGTTGCAGATCAACTCCGGGCAACTCCATGCTCATCTGGTGAGCTAACATGGACTGCACAGCCAAATACCACCGCTGCGGTATCTCTAGCTCATCGGTTAGAGCGCCCACGTCTTGGATTTGACGTGAATACCAGACTGTCATCTGGATAAATGGGTCGCTGGGCGTTGGCCACAAATAAATTGAGGGCTGAGGAATAGTGCGGTCAAACCAGAACTGATACGGCTGATTGGCTGTAAAGTTCTTGTTCGGCAAGTTCGTATAGTCATCACGGTTCAGACGAGCCATCTGGATTTCACGGCTGTTGTTACCGACAAAGAACTCACGAACCTGAAGCGTACCGCCTCCAGTTTCACGCATACGGTAGTACTGCACCGATTGGCCAGGATCGATATCATACCACAGCCATTCATTATCTACCCACGTCTCGACGCCGGTATCCTCTAACAAGCTCCAAGTCGTACCGTCAGTGGAATACTCAAGATAAATACGGAAAGTTCCGGAAACTCCGGGCAATATTCCAATAGACCCTGCATATACTTCGTTATTGGTGCCGAAGTTTACTGCTATGTTCCCGTTCGGTGAGGTCTGCACGTCTTTTGTGGTTACATCATTGTCAAACGCATTGTTTGCAACACCTGACGAAGCTGAGTAACCCCCCGTAGGGCGATTTAGTGTGCGGTATAATACGTTGAGGGCATCTACCGCGCCTAGAGGCAGCTTGTAAATGTATTTATCAGCTTGTAAACCGATAACCTCTTTACTGATAGCCCAATAGTTGATACCGCGATTGACTAAGTTTGACAACAAAAAGAACAAAGACTCGCGAGAAGACAAGACTTGTTCAGATGTGAGTTCCTCAGCCAACTTGCCGCAGCGACGAGCGCCGTGGTCAATGAACTTCTGAACATTGACTACTGTTGTACCTACTGTTCCGCTAGTGCTCATACATCACCATCCTGGGCAATTCCATCGT